ACCACGCCTTCCTGCGCCCGGTTGAGGTCGAGATGCAGGTCGGCTGGTCGGATTCGACCGGCGGTTATGTCGGCTATGCCCGGGATGCCTATGAGGAACTGGTGGCCCTGCAGCGCCAGCGCGAGCCGTTCACGGTCACCACCGGCAGCCGCCGCTACACCAACATGCTGATCTCGTCGATCGCCCTGCAGAAGGACGAGAAGACGGAGCACATCTCGGCGGTCACGGTGCGGCTTCGTGAAGTCATCATCGTCTCGACGCAGACGACGAGCGCGCCGAAGTCAGCCCAGTCCAACCCCGCCAAGACAGGGTCGACCACGCCGATCGGGGCGAAGCAACTGGCCCCGGCCAGCGGGTCGGCCGCGCCATGAGCACCACCTACGAATTCCCGCTCCGCCCTGAGGCGCAGCAGATCCGGATCCAGCTTGGCACGGTCGAGTACATCGTCCGCTTCGGCTGGGGCGATACCGCCGATGGCGGGTGGTTCATCGACATCTCAGACGCCGATGCCGTGCCGCTTCTGCGCGGCCTGGCGCTGACCGCTGGCGAGAACGTGCTGCAGCAATTCGAGCACCTGGGAATTGCTGGTGAAATCCGCGTTCAGACGGACGGCGACGACCTGGTTGAGCCGACCTATGCCAATCTCGGCAGCAACGGCAAAGTGCTTTTCATCACGCCATGACGCGCCAGTGGATTCGCGAGTTCGGGCTGCAGGTCGAAGGCCAGAGCGGCACGATCGACCTGTCCAATCTTCGCGGCCGGTTCCGCGTGCGCTATGCCACGGTGCAGTCGCCGAACTCCGCCGAGATCATCGTCACCAACGCCAAGGAAGAGACCGCGCAGACCATCCGCAAGGAGGGCCAGCGCGTCACGCTGACCGCCGGCTACCAGGACGGTAACGCGATCATCTTCCAGGGCGAGATCATCCAAAAGCGAGTCGGACGCGAGAACCCGGTCGACACCTATCTCGGGATCGTCGCGCAGGACGGGGACCGCGCCTACAACTTCGCCACGGTCAGTAAGACGCTCGCAGCGGGCTCGACGTTCAAGGATCAGGTCGACGTCGTCTTGGAGGCGATGAAGCCCTACGGCGTGACCAAGGGGTTCATCTCGGAACTCGGCTCACAGAAGATGCCCGGCCCGCGCGTGCTGTTCGGCATGGCGCGCGACGTGATGCGCGAGATCGCGACATCGACCGGCGCGGCTTGGACGATCGAGAACGGCAAGCTCGACCTCGTCAAGGCCAAGGAAACGAAGCCGGGTGACGTCATCGTGCTCAATTCGCAGACCGGCATGATCGGCCGGCCGGTGCAGACCTTCGACGGCGTCATCGCGCGGATGCTGCTCAACACGCGCGTCAAGCCGAACACCAAGATCAAGATCGACGAGGCCAGCATCGACACGGCCACGTTCTCGACCGATTACACCGGCGCGCTCGGCAATGAGGTGCTGAAATCGCAGATCGCCACGGACGGCCTCTACAAGGTCGTCGTGGTCGAGCACCACGGCGATACCCACGGCAACGCCTGGTACACCGAGGTCGTCTGCCACCGCGCCGATGGCCAGGGCATCAATCTGAACGTCGCCAATCTCAACATCGCCGTAGGGCCGGACGAATAGCATGGCTGACCTTCGCGAGCGCTTCGACGACCAGGAAGAGACGATCCGGGCGGCTATCGAGCAGCACCTGTCGCGCAAATGGACCTCGGCGATGGGGCGCATCGTCTCCTACGACGCGGCCAAGCAGACCGCGTCCGTCCAGTTGACGGTCAAGTCCTTCATCAAGGGCGAGGACGGCAAGCGCAAGGCGGTCGACATCCCGGTTCTGCAGGACGTGCCGGTGCAGTTCCCCGGCTCTGGCGGCCAGACCATGACGTTCCCGGTCAAGGCCGGCGACGAGGTGATGGTCAACTTCCTCTCGCGGGCGTCCGACGCGCAGCAGCAGAACGGCGGCGACCAGAACCCGACCGACGCATCGGTCAACAGCCTCTCGCATCCGCGGGCGCTGCTCGGCTTTAAGAGCGCCCCCAAGGCGCTCACGAACGTCTCGACGACCGAGACGCAGATCCGCTCCGACGACGGGAACACCACGATCGGTATCTCTGGGGAGGGTGGTGTCTCGGTCAACACGGACAAGGCGGTCGGCATCACGGCGGCGCAGGGCGTGACCATGGATGGCGGGGCCGGGGACATCAACTTCACCGGCACGCTGATCGTGACGGGCGAGATCCGGCTGAACGGCATCAACCTTTCGACGCACAAGCACACCGGCGTGCAGACCGGCAGCGACACCAGCACGGGGCCGACGAACTGATGCGTTACCGGCGCCTCGACGAAAATGGCGACTATTCCTTCGGCCGCGGCGCCGCGGACTTCTGGGTCGACGTACCGGACGCGCCGGCGCAGGCGGTCAAGACGCGCCTCGCGCTGTGGCAGGGGCAGTGGTTCCTCGACACGCAGGAGGGCATGCCCTGGAAGACGCGCGTGCTGGGTAACCGCACCGCCGACACCCGTGATCCGGCCATCCGGGCGCATGTGCTGGGCACGCAGGGCGTGCAGCGCATCTCCGACTATTCGAGCGCGCTGAACCGCGACACCCGCGCGTTCAGCGCCAACCTCGTCATCGACACGATCTATGGCCGCGCCGTCGTCGCCGGAGTGAACGCCTGATGGCTCTGCCTGTTTGCACCATCGACGAGAACGGCATCTTCAAGCCGGACTATGCCGCCGTGCTCGCCTATATGGAGGAGCAGTTCCGCGGCATCTATGGCGAGGACGTCTATATCGAGCCGGACTCCCAGGACGGCCAGATGCTCGCCATCTTCGCCGCCGCGATCGACTCCGCGAACGCGATGGCCGTGCAGGTCTACAACGCCTTCTCGCCGTCCTCGGCGCGCGGCGTCGGGCTGTCCTCCGTCGTCAAGATCAACGGCATCAAGCGCCTCGTCGCCAGCTATTCGACGGTCGACCTCGTCATCACCGGCCAGGCCGGCACGACCATCACGAACGGCATCGCGCAGGACGCCGCCGGCACGCAATGGCTGCTCCCCGCCAGCGTGACGATCCCGAGCGACGGCGACATCACCGTCACCGCCACCGCGAAGGATCTCGGCGCGGTTCTGGCCGGCGCCAACACGATCACGGTCATCGGCACGCCGACGCGGGGATGGCAGACCGTCAACAACCCGTCTGCGGCGACCGCTGGCGCCCCTGTCGAGGCTGACGCGACGCTGCGCCGCCGGCAGACGCTATCGACCGCCCTGCCGTCCCGCACGGTGTTCGAGGGTACGGTCGGCGCGGTGGCTTCCATCACGGGCGTCGAGCGCCTGAAGGGGTACGAGAACGACACTGGCACGACGGACGCAAACGGCCTGCCGGCGCATTCGATTTCGCTCGTCGTGCAGGGCGGCGATGCAACCGCCATCGCACAGGCCATCGCGGACAAGAAGGGGCCGGGCGCCGCGACCTACGGCACCACCTCCGTCGACGTGACCGACGAATACGGGGTGACGCGGGCGATCAAGTTCTATCGGCCGACGACCGCCACCATCAAGGTCGCGATCTCGATCACGGCGCTCGCCGGCTTCACCACGGCGATCGAGACGGCGATCAAGCAGGCGTGCGTCGACTGGATCAACGCCCTCGACATCGGCGAGGACGTCGAGTTCGCCGAGATCTATGTGCCGGCCAACCTGAACGGGGCGGCCGACCGCCGCACCTACAAGATTACGGCGCTGACCGTCGCCAAGAACGCCGGCTCGCCCGGTACGTCCGACCTGACCATCGCCTTCAATGAGGCCCCGACGGCGGCCCTCACGGACATCACGACGACGGTGGCCTGATGGCGACGACGACAGACACCTATCTCGCGCTGGTCACGGCGCAGCACCGCGACAAGCCGAAGTTCACGGCGATGATCCGCGCGATCGTCGAGCCGATCGTCGCGCAGGAAGCGTTCATCGAACACCTCCCGCTTGACTTCGACCTTGACCAGGCCATCGGCGCGCAGCTCGACGCAGTCGGGGAGTGGGTCGGGCGCACGCGCTTCGTCCAGACGCCGATCGCCAACGTCTGGTTTCGGTTCGGCGACGCGCCCCGCGGTTTTGGGCGAGGCCTGTGGAAGCGCCCATTCGACACTGCCGACGGCGTCACGCGGCTCGACGACGAGACTTACCGGACACTGCTGCGAGCCAAGATCGCAGCCAACAACTGGGATGGCACGCTCCCGGCGGCCAAGGCCGCGCTGGAGATCATCTTCCCGGCTGGCGAGACCACGCTGGTCATCACCGACAACCAGGACATGACCGTCACGTTCGGCGTGGCAGGCGTCATCCCCTCGGCACTGTTCATAGCCCTTCTGTCCGACGGCTACCTCCCTCTGAAGCCTGAAGGCGTCCGCGCGAATTATCGCATCACGACGGTCAGCGGGCCGATCTTCGGGTTCGGCGTCGGTAACGACACCATCGGCGGCTTCGGCCGCGGGGCCTGGGGCGCTCCGCCCGAATACTTCACCTCCTGATCTCTCGGAGACAACGCAATGCCCACCAACGACTTCCTGCCGTTCGCCACGGCGGGCGGCGCCGGCGTGCTCACGCAGGCCGCGTATGCCGCTCTCGCGGCGCGCCTCTCCGGCTTCGTGGACGGCATTGCGGAGCCGACCGAGGTCAACAAGGTCTGGCGGCAGGGCGCTGTCATGGCCGCGATGCTCGGCCAGTTCATCGGCGACTATGGCGCGCTCGACGCGCTGGATGATGGCAACGTCGCCAACCTCGTCCGCGATTTCGCGCGTTCCGTCCAGGCTGGCAAGTTCGCTTACGTCGTCGCAACCGGCACAGCGAATGCCTGGACCGTGGCGCCGACGC